GTTTAAACCAAGAAATTGGCACAGATACAGGAGTAGTTATTAGATATAGAAAAAATTTAAAGGAAATATCCTGTGAAGAAAATTGGGATGGGGTTGTAACAAAACTTTTGCCTGTTGGGAAAGACGGAATTTTGCTAAATGAATTAGAGCCTGATAGAAGTGTTTATTTATCTTCTGCACAAAAGTATTCTGTGCCGTACACTAAAACTGTTTCTTTTTCACAAGATAATATAGAGGAAGAAGATTTTAAAGATGAAGACGGAAATACTGATGAGGTGGCTTACAAAACCGCTTTAGTTGAAGATTTAGAGCTTCAAGGTATAAAATACTTAGATGAAAGCTCCAAGCCAAAAATAACGTATACTCTAAGGGCTGACTTAGAAAATATTACCGACATTGGCGATACAATCGAGGTAATTCATGAGCCGCTTAGTATCAACTTGACGGCTGCGGTTGTGGCTTTTGATTATGATTGCATCCTTAAAAAGTACACGGAGATTACCTTTGGAAATTTTCAGAAGACTTTGTCAAGCCTTCTAGCTGATGTAAATAATCAAACAAATGAGATAGTAACTGAACAGACAAATCAATTAATGAATTCTTTTAGTGATGAGTTAGCTGCTTCTACCGACGAAATTTGGGATGTTTTGGACGGTTACAACATTATTTACGAAGGCGACAAACTTTTTATTCTAGATAGATTGCCTAAAATGGCCTCACAAAACGTCATATTGTTTGACGAAAATGGTCTAAGCATCTCGTATAACGGGATTTATGGGACTTTTTTAAAAATATTTGATATTAAAGGGTCGATAAATTTTTCGCCCTAAAAAAAGGTTCTGTGGGGCGTTGTAAGCCTTGGAAAAGCTAACAATCATCAAGGGTCTATAAAACTTTTTAATGGAGCAAATGAGCTTCTAGCAGAGTTTACAAAAGACGGCATAGAGTTTTATGGGGCACTAAATTACTATGCTGTTTCAAATAGAGAGCACTTTTTTGCGGCGTATGACAGTGAAGGAAACACTTTAATTGATATAAAAAACGACAAAATTTCTGCTAAAAAAGGTGAATTTAAAGAGCTGAGTATTGGCGAAAATCTAAGATTTTTAACAAATTCAAGCGGTGCAGGAATTTATTTAAGTTAGGAGGTAAAATTTTTGGGCACTTTAGTTGCTACTTTAAGTACTAGAACCGAAGAAAATATAGATGTTAATTGGGTTGCTGAAAATAGTTTAGATAAACTTTGGTACTCAATAGACAACGGTCAAAGTTACGTACTAACTGACCAAACAGGTATTGATGGTTACTTAAGTTTTTACGACTTAACGCCAAACACAGAATATAAAATAATCTTAAAAGGCGCCGAAAAAAACGGCGCTGTTATTTTTTCTGAAGTTTTAGATATATCAACCTATGACTACCCTTTTTGCAACCAAACTCCAGATTTTACAATTGGTGAAAAACTGACTTTAGGTTTTTACAACCCTTTAGAGCGTGAAATTACGGTGAATTTAATAGGGGCTGATGGAAGCATAATAAGCAACGACACTATAAACGTCAGAACTTTAACAGGATTTATAGATGAAGTGACTATAGATAGGCCTTATAAAAGCATAAAAACTTCGGCATCGGCGCAGTACAGTGTTAAAGTTACATATTCAGATGAATCTATAAAAACTACAGAAGGTGGGCACTATAGTGTAGACAAGTCAATTTGCGCACCAACTTTAGACAACATCTACTATGAAGACAGAGATCCGTTTACGCTGACAATAACTGGAAATAATCAACGCATAGTAAGGAACAGGTCCTATCCGTTTTTTTATGCGACTGGTATACGTCCACAAAAATACGCAACAATAGAAGCTGTTAATGTCATTTTGAACGAAGTTACATATTCGCTTTTTCTAGGAAATACAACTGCCGAGGGTTTTGGAAGTGCGGTTGACTCTGCAACCTCTTTGAATGCAATTTTTGAGATTATAGATAGCCGGGGACTCATTACACAAAAAGAGATTCTTGTGAACATCTATGACTGGTTCCCAGCTGAGGCGTCAGTTGAAGTTAAAAGGTCTAGTAATGGTGCAAGTGGGCTCATAAAAGTTGATGTAAATTTTGCTTCTGTTGGCGGACACAACGCTGTGACAATTGAGTATTACTCTAAAAAGCGTAGCGATAGTGAATATACATATTTGGGCACTTTAACTAGCGGCGTAGAAACAACTTTTGTAGCTGATTCTTCTTATGACTGGGACATAAAAGTGGTTGTAAATGACCGTTTTAACTCGCCTAACACGTACTATGCAACTCTTTCCAGATACACGCCATTAGTGTTTTTTGACGCTGAAAAATATTCAGTTGGCGTTAATTGTTTACCGACAAATACAAACACTTTAGAAATAAAAAACGAAGATATTTACGCTGCACTTTTTTATTCAAGTGGCGAAAGTTATTCATTTACAGGCAAAAAAGTGTATTGTGCTGGGCTTTTTAGAAATAATGGTATCTATTTTAGTTTTGCTGTTCCAAAGAGCATGAAAAATGTTACTCCGACAATTTCTGTAATGAAAGTTAATGCCTGTAAAAATTCTTCTACATACTTTGGATCTTACAGTTACGTTGATGGTGGATACAACTTTTTTGATGTTGATGTAGTTACAGTTACTTATTCTAAGCAGACAGACCACGATATTTTAGTTAAAGTGCAATATAGCCGTTCTGTTAGTGAAACTAATGAAACGCACGTTGTTGTAGAGCTGAACGCTTTAACTGTGAATTTTAGTTAATTTTTATAAAGTGATAAAAAAGGCAGTTGCGCATTTAAATACAAACACACAACTACCTTAAAGTCGCAGAGATTATCTTTGCCGAGTACCCATTATATCACAAAAAATATCACAAAAAACCCTCGATGTGAGGGGACTGAATTTTATTATTTAAAGGAGTACTTAAGTGAAAAAAGTTTTTTCTATATTTTTAGTTTTTACAAATTTGTTTTTATCTAAAAGTCTAATATGTCTAGCTGAACCAGACGAAAAAGTTACCTCTAAAAAAGTTGTGACTTTAGAAAAAAAGAAGAAAAACGCGGAAGAAAAGCAAAAAGTCGAAGAAGATGCTGAAAATGAAGACGAAGTTGAACATCACAAAAAGAATACTATATCTCTGGAAATTAGCGATGAGACGATAGAAAAAATAAAAGAGATGTTAAATTCAGAAACAAACGAGAATTATGCTAAAGCGCGCCTAACAATAGATGCAATTTTTAGTGTTATTTTAGGCGTGAATTTACTGTGCTCTTTAAAAGAGAGATTTTTTTCTTCGCCAGAGCCCGTGATAGCTGAAAAAGTTCAAAGTAAAACTTGGGTCAGTTCTGCATTAAGTGTAACAAAGAGCGTTTTCTTTAAGGTAGTTGATAAGATATCAACCGCCTTGCCGTTTTTGTTGCTTTTAAGGTACTTTCTGTAAGTTAAAGGAGGTGGTTACATGTAAAAAATCCTTGTTGCCTTCGATTATAAAAAATGTTTTTAAAAAACAAAAAACGGAGTTTATTTAATAAGAATAAGCGTAAGATACTTTCAAAAATTCATAGTTGTTTTCGTCGCAGTATAAATGAGCTTTTTTTAAGGCTTTTTCAGGTTTAAAAGAGTTCGTAAAAATTATATCAGTATCTATAAAAGTATCAGCTCCAATAATTTCGCAGTTATCATTAAATAGAGGATCTGTGACCCTAAAAAGTATTTTCCAATAAACTTTTCTATTTTTCATATAAATCACCTCAAAAATAAAAAATAGGAAATTTAACTAAAAAAAATTATCTCATGAAAGAGGCGAAGCAGAATTTACGTGGTTTCATATCATATTTTTTTGCAATTCTTTTACTAGTTTCGTTATAAAATTCTATAAATTCTTTTAGCTCTTCTCTAGCTTCTTCTCTAGTAATTTTTCCTTGTAAATATAAAACTTTAACATCTACTGAATAACGTCTTAATTTTTGTTTTTCTTCCTCTGTCCACGTTTTTTTTATGTTTTTATTATTTTTTTCTTTCATAAAAAATCACCTCATAAAAAAATAATTTTTTTAAGTTCTAAACTAAAAACGTTAGTAAATTTAAAGTCTAGTAAAATAGTTTTTTTTATTATTATAGTAATATTATACTATAAAATGTCTAAAAAATAAATATATGTAAATAAAAAAATAGGAATAATATACTATTTTAAAAATATTTTTTGAGGTTTCGATTTATGAAGATGTATTATTTTTATGGAGTTATGGGGTCGAGCAAAACGGCTATGGCTTTAATGAAAAAGTTTAGTTTTGAAGAACATGGTAAAAAAGTTCTTTTGGCTAAACCGGCTACAGACTTTAGGGATGGCGAAAAAGTTTTAAAGTCCAGGATAGGCCTAAAAAGCAAAGCTGTTGTTTTAGAAGAAGGCGAAACTTTAAGGGAAAAAGTAAAAAATTTAGATCTTTACGACGTGATAATTACAGATGAATCACAGTTTTTTACGGAAAATCAAATAGAAGAATTAAGGCTTTTAGCTGATAACGGCTACATTGTTATGTGTTTCGGACTTAAAACTGACTACATGAGCCGACTTTTTGAAGGTAGTAAACGGCTTTTAGAGATAGCTGATTGTATACGTGAAGTTACGACTTCCTGTGTTTGTGGCAAAAAAGCTGTTTTAAACCTTAAAGTAGACGGATTTTCAGTAGTTAAGGAAGGTGCGCAAATTGATTTAGGAACTGAAGAAAAATACTTACCAATGTGTCACAAATGTTACGCGGCAAGTTTTCTTTCCGGGCACCCGGTTAACTGCAAAAATCCTAATTTTTTAGTAGATTAGAGGTATTTAAAATGAACGAAACAGAAATTTTTTCTTATCTTGTGAGCCCACCTACTATGGTGGGTTTAATTATTGCCTTTGCTGAGGCTTTAAAGATTTTAGGACTTCCACCTAAGTATCTACCGCTTTTTGACGTGGTTTTGGGAGTAATTATTGCTCTGTTAGTTTACGGGCTTGAATTGGGTTTTGGTGTTTTAAAGAGCGGTGTTATTGGTTTGGCTTTAGGACTAAGCGCTTGTGGCTTGTTTAGCGGCATTAAAAATACTATTTCTTAAAAGGAGTAAAAAAACATGGAAGTAAAAGGTATTGATGTTTCGCAGTGGGAAAACGGGTTTAATTTTTCGGCGTTAAGAAACAGTGAATATAAATTTGCAATATTAAGGGGAGGTTACACAGGCTATGGCAGAAACAGAACCAAAAACAAAGATGATTTGTTTGAAGAATTCTATAGAAGTGCTAAATCCAATAATGTTCCGGTTGGTGCCTATTATTATTCTTGTGCTAACGATTATCAATTTGGCAAGGAGGAGGCTCTTTTCTTCTACGAAAACTGCCTAAAAGGCAAACAATTTGAGTATCCTGTATACATAGATGTCGAAGAAAAACGTTGGCAAAATGACAATAAAAACGGCGTTACAGACGCCATAATCGCTTTTTGTGACACTTTAGAGGGAAAGGGTTTTTACGTCGGAGTTTATGCCTCGAAAAGTTGGTTTAATGAAAAAATTGACACTGCAAGATTGGATGACTACACAAAGTGGCAAGCTGCTTGGACTAAAAATGGGCCTAACTTTTCATGGCCTGGGACCCACATTTGGCAAAACAGTGACAATCTTAGGATTGGCGGTGCTGTGGTTGATTCAGATATTTGCTACGTAGATTTTCCGACAATTATAAAAAACGGAGGGTTTAATGGGTTTGGAAAACCTAGTCAAAGCAATGCTGATAAACCTTCAGAGCCTGTTATTTACACGGTAAAAAAAGGCGATACTTTGAGCCAAATAGCTGTGGATTACCACACAACCGTCAAAGAATTGGCGGCTAAAAACAACATCAAAAACGTGGATCTTATTTATGTGGGGCAGAAGTTAAAAATATAAAAAAAGAGACTAAAAAATAGTCGCTTTAGGCGACTTTGCATTTTTAACGGCGTCGAATTTTTTTGTAAATAAAAAAAGCACAATATATAAGTTTTTAAAAAAGTATAGATAAAAAATTGACGTGGTTATTGATGCCTCTTAAAACAGCAAAGATTTAAAACATCTTTGTCTTTTTATATTTTACAAAAAATGTGTATAAATAACTAAACAATATTATTATTGCTTTTAAAAAATATTAAAATATAATAACTAAAAGATATTAAATACAAAAATATTATTTATTTTATGCAAAAAAAGTGTTAATAAAACAATAGTTTGTATTTAAAGCAAAAAAGCAGGAGGTATAGAAAATAAAACCAGTTGCATACCCAGAATTGGCTGCAGAAATGGCAAAAAAAGGTGATTCACAGAAAGATGTTGCTGACATGTTGGCTGTTTCAGCATCGGCAGTTAACCGTAAAATTAGAGGTTTTTCGGATTGGACGGTAACTGAAATTTGCATGCTTTGTGATCATTACCAACAAAAATTTGAGTTTTTATTTCGCAATAATAAGAGGTGATTTTTTGTCTACTTTATACCAAATGACAGCACAGGCGCAGTTCTTATACGACCTCCTAGAAAACGGAGAAATAGACGCACAAACGTTAGCTGATACCTTAGAAAGCATAGGAGCAAATGAAAAATTAGAGAGTTATGTTTACATTCAGAAACAATTAGAAAGCGATTTAGCGGCTTTAAAGGACGAAAAAGACCGGTTAAAAAGAAAGATGGAATCAATTAACAAAAACATAGAAAAAATGAAATCCGCGGTTTTGATGTACATGCAAGCGGCGGGCCTAAAAAAAGCTAAAGCTGGGACTTTTAATCTTTCTATAGGGACTTCTGAAAAGGTCCACGTTGTTGATGAAAATAAGATTCCCATAGATTTTTTGTTAGAGCAAAGACCAAAAATTGATATTGCTTCACTTAGAAAATTTTTAAAAAGTGGCGGCACGACGCCTGGAGCTGTCTTAGAACAAACAGAATATGTTAGAGCGAGGTAAAAATAATGGTCAAAGTCTATAAAAAGCTATTAGCAATACAAAATGAACTAAAGGCGCCGAAAACACAATACAATAATTTTGGTAAATACAAATACAGAAATTGCGAAGATATCTTAGAAGCTTTAAAACCAATTCTTGCCAAGAACATGGCAACAATAACTATCAGTGACGATATTGTGCCTGCTGGCGAAAGATTTTATGTAAAGGCAACCGCTAAAATAACAGACACAGAAAGCGGTGAAAGTGTAGAAACCACGGCTTTTGCAAGGGAAGAAGACAGTAAAAAAGGCATGGACGGCAGTCAACTAACAGGGAGTTCTAGCAGTTATGCAAGAAAATATGCTTTAAACGGACTCTTTGCAATTGATGATACGAAAGATGCTGATTTCCAAGCCGAAGAGAGATCAGAGTATAAGAAAGCCTTTGCGGATTATTACAAACATGAATTAAAAGAGGCCTTAGAAAATTATTGCAAAAAAACTGGCACAAATCCCTCAGAAGTTAAATCTATGCTCGCAAGAGAGCTTAAAGTTGACTTTGGTAAATTAGACTCTGAGGCTATACAGAAAATGAGCATGTTTTTAAAGAAAAAAGTGAGGGAGGTGGCTTAAATGAATAAAGTGTGTCTTTTAGGAAGACTTTGCGCAGATCCGGCGATTAAAGAAATAAATGGCAACAACAAGCTTGCGGATTTTACTTTAGCTGTTGATAGAGGTCTTAGTAAAGAGGCAAAAGAAAAAGCTAAACAAACGGCAGATTTTATACGTTGCAAGGCATGGGGGCCTAAAGCTGATTTAATAGAAAAATACTTTAAAAAAGGCGATCAATTGGCACTTTCTGGAAAAATACAAACTGGCAGTTACGAAGATAGTGATGGCAAAAAAGTCTATACAACCGACGTGATTATTGAGGGCGTAGACTTTATACGAACCCAAAGTGCTGAGGAAAACAAGCCTAAACAAAGCAGTATATTCGACGAAGGGGATTTACCATTTTAATTGAGTAAATACAAGAACAAGAAAGTCACAGTTGGGAGTCTGCACTTTGACAGTTTAAAGGAAGCCAGAAGGTATAAAGAGCTGTTAGAAGAACAAAAAACAGGTGCTCTAACAGATTTAGAGACGCAAGTTAGGTTTGAATTGATACCAAAGCAAGACGGCGAAAGAGCGTGTTTTTATGTAGCTGACTTTGTTTACAAAGACCGGGAAGGCAGAACTGTGGTAGAAGATGTTAAGGGCTCAAAGCGGATGTTAACTGACGTTTACAAGATAAAGAAAAAGCTGATGCTCAAAGTACATGGCATCAAGGTGAAAGAAATATTTTAAAAAACACTTTATTTTTTTTTATAATACTTTATACAGCGAAAACGCCTCGACAAACGAGGCAACAATTTAAACTGTAACGACTCTATTGCATGGGCAATAAAGCTAAACAAAAACCAAAAGCCTCAGAAAAGAAAAGAGGTAATTGAATTTTGTGAATGTATTGTACCAGATTTTTTTTAGGGAGGAAAGCATAAATTTGAAAAATTTAAAAGTTCTCTGTTTATGACAAAAAAACTAAGTGCAAAACTAAAAATTCATAAATTTTGTCGCAAAAAGATTTTCGTTTTAATTTTCATTTTAATTTAATGTGCACAATTTTTTCAGAAAGGTTTTCTAGTTATACAAAAGTTTATGTTTTGTATAATTGGGATTTTGGGTGAAAAAGATAAATTATATGCGTAAAGTCTTGCGCAAGTATGCCAATAGAGCAAAAAAATAAAAAATGCGCAAATAGTGAGTGCGCAGATGCGCAACCTCTAATCGAAAATAAAAAAATGCAACCTTTATCAACTTCTCTGGATAGAGACTTGCACAAATCAAAGCTTAAGTTGGCGCCTAAAGTGTTAGAGTTCAACACAGTTTGGAATCTGTACCCCAAGAAAAAAGATAAAACTAAAGCTTTTAAAGCTTTTTCAAAAGCGCGAAAAGAGGGTGTACCACTCAAAAAAATACGTGAAGGCGTACAGAAATATGTGCAGGAAATAAAAAATACTGGTATTGCACATCAGTACGTCAAATACGGGAGTACTTGGTTTAACAATAAGTGTTGGGAAGATGAATACAAAACAAGTTCAGATTCTAGTTATGACATCGACGAATACATGAAAACCATGGACACTTTTGGAAGTGAGCCAAAAGGTGAACCAAAAAGATTCCCTTACGAGTTAGGTAATTGGCTCTAGTTTAAATTTAAGTTTCCTTTTTGAAGCAGATATGCCTCTCTTTTGGCTTTAAATAGGTTAAATTTAAACGAAAACCTCTTAGTTGAGTGAGATTTTGCCTCTGAAAACAAAAAGCTCCTTAAAAGGCGTTTAAATCAATTTTTTAAAATTTGTTAAGTGCACGTTTAAGGCAAAACTATGGTCTTTTTAAAAAACAATGATTTTGTATAATGCTTTTTGGTTTAATATTGATATTTTTTACCTAAATAGTAAAAAATATATTAAAAATTAATAATCTAAAGAAAATTTAATTAATTTATGTTATCGTTTTTTGTATATGAATTCGACAACTGAAAAATTAAGTGAAAAAATAAAATATCTTAAAGCTAAATATGGCGAAAAGATTTTTCCCGGTGAAGGAAAAGCAAAAAAACGTGACACCGAGGAAGAAATGTGCGCACTTTTTAACCAAAGGGAAGGCGACTTAAACAAATACGACGGGTATGATTGCAAAGAGTGCAAAAACCGTGGAAGTTTTATGCGTTTGACTGAAAACGGAAATCCGGTTAATTATCCGTGTAAGTGCATGAACGCAAGGAAGATGCTCAAAAATCTTAAAAAGAGCGGTCTTTCTACAAACTTAAAAAAATTCTCTTTTGACAGTTTTATTGCCGAGGAAAATTGGCAAGAAGATCTAAAAAATTCTGCAATAGAGTTCGTAAAAAGCGAAAATCCTTCTTGGTTTTTTGTTGGAGGTCAATCTGGTTGTGGTAAAACGCACATTTGCACGGCTATAGCGGCTTGTTTTCTTAGAAAAGGCAAAACTGCTCATTACATGCTTTGGAGAGACGAAATTGCCAAAATAAAGAGCGTTGTAACGGATTTTTTAGATTACAAAAAGTTGGTTGATGAGCTTAAAAAAGTGGATGTTTTGTACATGGATAATTTATTTAAAATGGGAAAAATCGCAGATGTAAAAGAAGTTAAACCAACGTCAGCTGATATAAACGTCGCGTTTGAAATACTACAATTTAGTTACACAAACGACAAATTAATAACTATTACTTCTAGCAAAAAAACTATCAGTGATATTGTTAAAATTGACGAAGCAATAGCCGGTAGAATTATTGAAAAAACTGGGTCTAAGAGGTTTTGCAACAATATACTAAAAGACCCTTCTAAAAATTTTAGATTCAAAACTTAGATTAGAAGAGAGGAGGTATTTACAACGTATATTCTTTTTGATAGAATATTAAGTGCTGTCACTGAGCTTGAAAATACATACACCAACACCTTGGATTTTAAAGAAAAAATTTTTAACATCACCCAACCTAAATCGCCTGTTTACAAAGATATAAAAATTCAATATGGTTCAAAAAATGACAATTTTGCGACTTACTTAGAACTTTTAGAGGCGTTTGATGTTGACAAGAGGTTGTCTAGTTTAGAAGAGACGATTAGTAAAAGTAAAAAGTTTTTGAAGGAAAAAGAAAAAGAGCTGAGGAAGAGCAAAGATAACGAGGACAGGATTTACTGTTTATGGGTTTTAGATAGAAAAAGCGCTCTGGATATATCTTTTCTTGTAGGTTATCAGAAGTCTTCTGTGTACTCCACAATTAAGAAAATTAAAGAAAATCTTTGGAAAAATAGTGGAAAAAATTTTTGTCATAGTCTTGCAAGCTAATAAAATAGCGACTTTGAGGGTGCGGAAAAATTGCGGAAAATTTCGGAAAATAAATAGTGTACTATTTATAGTGCCGCAAAGACAATCCTTGTTACAGTACGTTGTAATATACTAAGAACTTGTTTTTATTGTGTCGTATTAGTTGTACTTCAATTATATATAACACATGTATTGACAGGTTCTTTGAGGCTTGGTTTGTATATATGTATAAAGCATGTCCTAATTGTGGCAGGATCCATCCGTTTAATAAGTCCCGTTGTTTTTTAGGTAGGAATAAATATCAAGGGTACTCTTCTGGCTCTAAGTTACGCAAGTCTTCCAAGTATCAAAAGGTTATGAACATAATAAAGGAAGACAGTAACGGTCTATGTTCTGTTTGCTTAGACCAAGGGAAGTTTACCTACGAAGACCTGGAGGTGCATCACATTGAAAAACTAAGGTTACGTCCTGACTTGGCAAGGGATGTAGATAATTTAATTTGTTTATGTAGATTCCACCATCAATTGGCGGAAGTTAATATGTTAAGCAAAGATTATCTACGTAGTTTGGTAAAAAAGAGACAAAAAAGTTAACCCACCCCCGGGTCTTTTTTTAAAACTTACAACCAACAGAAAAGATCTAACCGCACTTAGTTGAACACACAGTTGTTAGAATTTCCGTCATTTTTGGCGGATTTTTTTGTATTCTTTTTGTTTTTAAAAAATAACTAAAAAATATTCAAAAAAAGGTGAAAAAAGAAAATGAGTTGTAATTTAACTGAAAAAATATACAAATTAGATACATTGTATGAACGTGGTATAGAAACAAAAGAGAAAATTTTAAAAGGGCAGTTTATGTACACGGAGAATAAACTGTTGGAAATAAACTTCCAAAATGCTCGCTGTGTTTATGACACAAACAAAAATACTTATGTAAACAAGAAAAAATCTAACGGGAAAGTGGATATGGTGGTTAGTTTAATAAACGCCATGTATCTCTTACAACAAGACGTTTTTCTAAACCAAATGGACTTTTTAGTCCAAACAATTTAGGGGGTTTTATGAGTGAAGTCATATGGCAAGTGCTTTCATGGATTATGTGTGCAGTTGCTCTAACCGGCACTATCATTAACGCGGAGCGTAATAAGTACGGGTTTGCTTTTTGGGTTGTTTCTAATCTTTACATGGTAATAAGGTTTGCTGTTATTGGCGAATTTGCGCAATCAACGTTATTTTTCATCTACTTCCTCTTAGCAATAAGAGGACTTTATTCTTGGTCTAAGAAAGAAAAAGTAAAAAAATAAGGATTTAAAATGAAGTTAAGTGATTTTTTTAAAAAAAGGCAAACTGAACAAAAAAGAGAAGAAATAACCCCACCTATCAGTGACCCTCTTCTGAGGGCCCTTTTAGAAGGCGAAGCCATCACGCGTGAAAAAGCCATGACGTTACCTGCAATCGCTGGTAACGTTGATTTTATATCTAACATGATTGCCTCCACGCCTGTACTTTTGTACAAACGATCACAAGGCAAAATTATAAAAAAAGACAATGATACAAGAGTTACGCTTCTAAATAGTGACACTGGCGATACTTTAGATGGTTTTCAGTTTAAGAAAGCTTTAGTCGAGGATTATCTACTAGGCAAGGGTGGATATGCATATATAAGGCGGTTTAGAAACGAAGTTACGGGTCTTTTTTATGTAGAAGATAGACACGTTACGATTATGAAAAATTACGACCCTGTTTTTAAAGAATATAAAATTTTAGTAAATGCTAAAACTTATAGACCTCACGAATTTTTAAAGATTTTAAGAAGAACAAAAGACGGGTCAAGCAGTGTTAGTACTGTTGTTGAGCTGTCTAAGGCTTTAGAAACAGCTTATCAAACACTTTTGTATCAACTAGGCCTTGTTAGAAGTGGTGGCAACAAAAAAGGGTTTTTAAAGTCTATAAGGAAACTTGGTCAATACGAAATAAATATCCTTAAAAAAGCTTGGAAAGATCTTTACGCTAATAACGAAAACAATGTTGTTGTATTAAATAACGGCCTTGAATTCCAGGAAGCTAGTAATTCTTCCGTTGAAATGCAGTTAAACGAAAGTAAACATACTCTACAAGCTGAGATAGACAATATTTTTCACATAAAGAATGACTTTTACGAAACCTTTAAGCAAGGTATATACCCAATAATTAAGGCTTTTGAAACGGCTTTAAACCGGGACTTGTTGCTCGAAAAAGAAAAGAAAAATTACTTTTTTGAGTTTGACATTAAAGAACTAATAAAAGCCAATGTGCGTGAAAGATACGAAGCTTATAGAATTGCTAAAGATACCGGTTTTCTTACGATTAATGAGATCCGCGAAGCTGAGAATCTTGAAACTATAGAGGGTATGAACGTAATAAATGTGGGTCTTAGTTCGGTTTTGTACGACATAGACAAACACATATATTACACGCCAAACACCAATGCAACGGCTGATATAAGTGATACAAAGTCAGAAGAAGTTAATCCTAAAGGGAAGGAGGTGCAAGAAGTCCAGAATGAATATACAACTTAGAGAAGAACACCTTGAAGTTGATGGCTATGTTACGGCTATTGAAAGATTTTCAAAGGTTTTGAATAGTCGCTGTGGTAAATTTAAAGAGATTATTCGTGAAGGTGTATTTAAAAGAGCAATACATCGTAATGACGATATACATATTCTTTTGAATCATGAATTTAAAAAAGATTTAGGCTCAACTAAAAAAGGCAATTTATTCTTAAAAGAAGATAATGTTGGTCTTAGAGTTAGAGCTAAAATAACGGACCCTGAGGTCCTTAAAAAAGCCAAAAACGGCGATTTAATTGGTTGGTCATTTGGGTTTAAAGATGTTGATGTCAAACAAAAAATGGACGGTGATATCCTTGTGAGGGACGTCAATGACATAGACCTTGTTTAGGTTTCTATTCTAGATAGAACCCGCTCCCCGGCCTACAAAGGCAATACAATAGAGCTTTCTACAAGAAGCGAAAACGGGGAAGCTGTGTTCTTTAGTGAGCCTCTTTTTTACGAAGAAGAGGTTAAAGAGAAAAAAGAAAAAATAGATTATTCGCATTGCGAAAATTTAATTAAAGATATGAAAGGTGAAAAGTAATGAATTAATCACAAGGGCTGAGAGTATTTTAAAAAATGCCAAAGAGGCAGAAAAAGAACTAACAGAAGAAGAAATGAAAGAAGTTAAAGAGCTACACGAACGTGCTCAAAAAATTAAAGAAGAAATAAATTTAAGGGAGGAAAATGAAAAAATGTTAAATGAACTTAAAGAAGATAAAGAGACCAATATAGAGACAAGAGCTGAGGAAAAGTCTAAAGAAACCTTAGAGAGGGAAGAATTTTCTGATTTTATTAGAAGAAAAGTCGGTCTTAACAAAAGAGCTACTCTAACTAACATGACATTTACAGATAACTCCGCTGTTGTTCCAAAAACTATTGTTAACGAGATTATAAGAAAAGTTTATGATATAAGCCCTATTCTAGAAAGAAGTACTAGATATAACATTTCCGGAACTTTAGAGTTACCATACTATCCTGCATTAAATTACGGTAATTATGACAACATAACCGTGGGTTATCAGAATGAATTTTCTGAAATAACAAGCACTTCCGGTAAATTTTCAACCATTGAATTAAAAGGTTACTTAGCTGGTGCACTAACGAAAATCTCTCTTTCGTTGATTAACAACGCTCAGTTCGACATAGTAAATTTTGTAGTTAATGAAATGGCTTATCAAATAAGCAGATTCATTGAAAAAGAGCTTATTCACGGTACTGAAAATAAGGTCGCCGGTCTTTCTACTTTAAGTAACACATTAACCGCCGCGAGTACAAGTGTTATATCGGCTGACGAGGTTATTAAGCTAAAAGACATGGTAAAAGATGAATACCAAAACGCCGGTATATTTATTATGTCTCCTGCTACTAGGACCGCTCTAAGGCTATTAAAAGATCAACGTGGCATGTACCTTTTAGGAAAACCTGTTTTTGTTTCAGACAACATGGACAATATGGCTGCTAGTAAAACTACAATCTTTTATGGTGATATGTCCGGTCTTGCCACAAACTTTAGCGAGCAGATAAACATTCAAGTCCTAAGAGAACACTACGCACCGATGCATGCTGTTGGTGTTTTGGGCTTTTTTGAGTTTGATTCTAAAATTACAGCTCTGGCGTATAATTCAATAAGATATGCTGGTACAATTGGACACATTAACTAAAATCTTATAGTCACTAGAAAAAAGTCTGAAAATTCATACATCTTAGGCCAAAAGGTTAGTATAGCCATTGACAATGCAGATCTGTTAAAAAATATAAGAATTGTTGCAGCAAAAATTAGGAGTATTAACGGTTTACAAAATTTTTGTGAAAATCAAAATATTCACAATTCTGTATTTAGATACAAATACTAAAAATTGAAAAGTATTTATATGTAAAAATAAAAATAAGCTTTAAGGCATAAACTTGACAAACAAAATTTTAAAAGATAGAATTTGTCGCTCTAGAGTGGATAGGGGGGGAATATGTAAATGAATGAGGTTCAGGCCTTCATTACTAATACTTCTTTTCCAAAAACTATGGATGAGTTTATATTTTTTTTAGAGTACAATTTTCATTTTGACGTTGATGATGTTTTAACAGGAGAATACTTAGAGTGGACAGCTCCTAAATGGAGCAAAATTGGTGATATAGTTTTTTTCATGCATGCTAAATCTGCAATATCAATAATTACCAAGTTAAGAACGAAGTATTTAGATAATAAGAATAAATTCGATAGACAAAAACAAGCATTAATAGAAAAAGGGATTGAGCATGGAATAGATAATTATAAAAAATATGGAGGTAAAATATTTGCAATAGGACGAGTTGTTAAGCCAACTATATATTATGATTCCTATGGAAGTGAATTATTACATTGGAGAGGAAAAATCTATGCACCTATAGGAGATTTGGTAGTCTTGGAAAACCCTGTAGACATTTCAGAATTTAATGACTTTATATTTGTTTCAAGGCAAAGTGCTATAACTGGTGTTTTTGGGAAAGAGTTTAGTAATTTAAAAGAAATAATATTAAGAAAAAACAAGACTAGTAATTATTTTAGAGAAAGTGTTTCAACAGTATTACCAATCAAAGAAATTAACAGGAAAAACTGGATTGATATTTCTGCAAAGTACAGACGTTGTTTTTTTCTTGAGTCACAATTTAGATCATACTATACAGATTTTTTGCTAGAAAACTTAACTGATAAGAGATTTTATAGGGAGTGTGCCTGCAAAACTAAGAATAAACCTGATTATTTTGTTGATAATGTGATTTTTATAAAGAACAGACCTATTTTAGTTGAAATTAAGTTAAATGTTAATAATGAAAAAGATTTATTAGGACAAATGAGTAAGTACTGTAATTGTGATAGCATAATTATTGGTAAAAAAGAGTACAAAAATAATGAATATATTACTGAAAAAGCAATTATTATTGACACGGATGCAATATACTTATTTGATAATAAAAGAAAGAGTATCGAAAAACTTTTTATACTTGATAATTTAAAAAATATTAATGAAATCAAAAATATCAAAGATTCTTTAATAGAATCAATGAAGTTATAATTCAGACAAAGCTATTTGGTAAGTGTTACATTTTAGACACAAGTGCTGCAACAGAACCCGTTTACAGTGGTGCAAAAACTTTAGGAAAGGCAATAAGTTGCAACGTTGAAATGGAAAGCAATGACGCAAGTTTATATGCTGATGACACGTTGGTAGAAACGGATACGTCTTTTCAAAAAGGGACTGTAACAATTGGAATAGACGAAGAAGACATTACGACTATGGCTGCTCTTTTGGGGCATGAGGTCTCTGAAGAGTTGCCGTATATAATGACTAGAAAATCCAGTGATATTGCGCCTTATGTTGGTTTAGGACGCATAGTCACTAAGATGGTAAATGGTGCTTACAAATACAAAGTTAAGTTTTTGTACAAGGTGAAGTTTTCAGAACCTCAAGCTGAGAACAATACAAGAGGTGAAAGTACAGAATTTGGTACATATGAGTTAGAAGGAACGATAGCTGCTTTAAGTGACGGAAGTTGGCCTGTAACACAACAGTTTGACACAAAGGCCGCGGCTTTAACATATTTAGAGAGTCTTTTGGCGGCGCCAACGCCGTAACCTTTTTAAAAATCTACATCATCGTAATGGCCTTTACACTGGTAAACTTCTACACGGCCATCGTTGATTCTATAAACGATTCTATTTCTTTCATCTATTCTGCGACTCCAATAACCGCTTAAATTTTCTTTCAAAGGCTCGGGTTTACCAATTCCTTCATAAGGGTGGCGAGCTATATCTTTTAAAAGCGAATTCACCTTTTTCAGTGTTTTTCTATCTTGGATTTGCCAACATAAATACTCCCTAAAAGATTGTTCAGTAAATGTTATTTCATTCATGAAATATTTGTTCCAATTCTTCGAGGGTTTTTGTAACAGTTCTTCCATTTTTCATTTGATCAATGCTTTTTTCCAAAGCATTGATATTCTCGTAACAGTAAAACGGATCTAGAGATACCTCAAAAGGTATACGGTTTTCATGGGTCATTTTCTTTGCGAACATCGTTATGGCTGTTGACATAGTCAGACCTAATTCACCACATATGCGATCAAAATCACGCTTTAACTTGTCATCCATTCTTATGCTGAGATTTGCTTGTGACATAATACTTCATCTCCTTTACTCTATCATATTATGTTACATTGTAAGTGCTTTGTCAATACAAAAAATACCTAGTACTGTGCTGGGCTCTTTAAATCTAGAGCTCGGTGTGGTATAATTATTTTAGGTAGTAGGGGTTGTCCTTGTTGTATTACACACCCTCTCTCACTTTTATTTTTTTAAAAGGGGAGGTGAGTGGATATGTTCAAGGCTCTTCGCAAAGTTCTTCGTTTTATTAAAAATTTGCGCAAGAAAAATTGGCCCTTTATAAAGGCCAACAATTCAAACGTAATAATTATTAATATAAACAAGGACTAAAGCAAAACCCCTGCTACCTTTTCATTATACCACAAAAAGCAAAAAAAGATACCCAGTGATTATGCTGGGCTCTTCCAAAATTATTGCATTTAAAAGGGAAAAAGATGTTTGATGTAACCTGGTTTCTTGCGGCACTCTCGCTTACAGGTAGTTTTTTTAATGCAAAGAAAAAAATTATTTGTTTTTACATTTGGGTTGTGGGAGAGGTGTTTTGGTTTGCGCTAGATGTTACTAGAGCAACGTATGGACGTGCTTTTTTAGACTTAACACAATTATGTTTTGCTTTGTATGGTGCCTATGAATGGAGAAGATTAGGCAAAAAAGAAAAGATTAAATCTTAATAAAAATATAAAAATTTTTGTTTGCAAAGGTCCCTTTAAAGCTGATTTTTAGTGTGGTATAATATATTTAGGTTGTGAGGATTGTCTTTGCGGTTACTCCCCCTCGCCGAACTGAAAATTTTTTTTGCGGGGAGGTGAGGCCTATGAGACATATCAAGCAGTTTTTTTGCAGGATTATTGGTTTCTTGTTAAAAAAATTAGGTTGTTCATTCAGTTATAAACGAACAACCTCAATTGAAATCAAATTCGGCAAAGACTAGCGAAGTCCTCACAACCTTTTCATTATATCACAAAAAGCAAAAAAAGATACCTAGCAACTATGCTAAGGTCTTCCAAAATTATTACATTTAAAAGGAAAAAAGATGTTTGATGTAACCTGGTTTCTTGCGGCACTCTCGCTTACAGGCAGTTTTTTTAATGCAAAGAAAAAAATTATTTGTTTTTACATTTGGGCTGTGGGAGAGGTGTTTTGGTTTGCGCTAGATGTTACTAGAGCAACATATGGACGTGCTTTTTTAGACTTAACACAATTATGTTTTGCTTTGTATGGTGCCTATAAATGGAGAAGATTAGGCAAAAAAGAAAAGATTAAATCTTAATAAAAATATAAAAATTTTTGTTTGCAAAGGTCCCTTTAAAGCTGATTTTTAGTGTGGTACAATATATTTAGGTTGTGAGGATTGTCTTCGTGGCGCTCCCCTTCGCTCGAACATTAAATTCTTTCGCGGAGGAGGCGAGGCCTATGAGACATATCTTGCAGTTTTTTCGCAGGATTATTTGTTTCCTGTTAAAAAAATGTGGTCGTTCGTTTTACTATAAGCGAACAACCACAACAGAAATAAACTTCCGCGAAGACTAGCAAAATCCTCACAACCTTTTCATTATACCACAAAAAGCAAAAAAAGATACCTGGAATATTTTGGCTTTTAAAGAGCTGTTGAAAAAAATCCCCTTTTCGAACTAAAAACTCGTTAAAGGGGAGGCGATGCCGTTATTGTATCACAAAAAATTTTTTAGAAAAGGATTTTTATGAAAGAAACTTTTGAAACTGTAGAATACAAAGGCAAGAAGTATCCGCTGGTTTGCAACATAAACGTCATGGAAGAAATTCAAAAAAGATATAAATCTTTTACGGAGTGGAGCAATTTATGCGGTGGGACAACTGACAAAAAAGAGGTAGACATTGCTGCTTTCAAGACGGGCATTTTGTTAATGATTAATGAAGGGCTTTTGATAGAAAGTGAAGATAACGGCACTGAATTCAAAGAAATGACACCACGCCAAGTTGGTAGGCTGATCTCTGAAGTCGGGTTAGTCGAAGTTACCAATAAATTGACGAAAGTAATTGTAGAAAGTGTTGGAGTTGATACAAGAAAAAACGAATTATCCACGAAGATGAAGACCCAGTAATTGATTTTTCGTGGTTTTACTTTATTGGTAGAACTAAGTTATTGCTTAGTTTTAAAGAGACTGGGCGTTTAACAGTAAAAAATTTTAATAAGCTTTTTTCGCATTACAAGAATATGTTTGACCTAGAAATACAGTTAAAGGCTGCAAATATGACGTACAAAAAGTATTACGCAAAAATTCAAAAACAAGATGAATGGTTTTAGGAGGTGAATTATGGCGGGGAGTTTTGGAGGTGTAATAAAACTAGGAGGTGTTTTTGAGTATCAAAACGCACTTAGAAACGTTAGTCAAAGCCTTAGAGAGACCGGAAGTGAGCTTAAGTTAATATCTTCTGAGTTCGCTGCTTCTGATCAATCTGAAAAAGCTCAGATGAGAACTGTCCAACAGTTGACAACTGTTTTGAATCAACAAAAAACTGCCTACGAAAATCTGAAAAAGACTTACGCTTTAATGTCTTCCACCTATGAGACAAACCGCGCAAAGCTCTCGTTGCTTAACGTTCAATACGTTACAGAAAAAGCCAAACTAAATGAAATAGGCAAAACTCTTGGAGATACGTCAACAAAATACAAAGAGCAAGAAAAAGTTGTTGCTAATTTAAAAAGAGAGGTCGCAAACGCCACAAAAGCCCAAGAGACCAACCAAACTAACTTAAGCAAGACCAGAACTAAGCTGAACGAGGCGAAACAGGCGTATACAGAAACTGCTACCAAAGTGAAAAATTTTTCTAAAAGCGTTGAGGATTCAGGTAATACCGCTGCCAACGTGGCTAAAAAAGGGTACACGACCCTAAAAAACACGGTTGCCAACGTTCTTTCGGATTCTTTTAAAAAATTAACAAGCATGATAACCGTTCAATTTTCTGCTGCTATTGACCGTGTAGATACCATAAAAGCTTTTGGTACAACTCTTAAAAACCTTGGTTATACAGAAGACAATGTAACACAAGTTACAAAGGACTTAGTTGATGGTATTGAAGGTTTACCGACTTCTTTACCGGGAATAATGCAAATTCAAAAGCAATTTTTATCCCTAACCGGAGAGCTAAAAAAGTCTACAGATCTAACTCTTGCTTTGAATGATGCGACTTTAGCTGGTGGGCAAGGACAAGAAATTGCAAATAGTGCTTTAACTCAATGGTACCAGATAATCGCAAACGGTAAGCCGGATTTGCAGTCTTGGCGTATAATCCAACAAGCTATGCCCGCACAATTAAACCAAGTGGCTGAGAGTCTTATGGGTGCCGGTAAAAAGTCTGAAGATTTATATAAAGCTTGGCAAAAAGGCAATACTACAACTGAGCAAGTTATAGACACTTTAATCCGCTTAGACAAAGAAGGATCTGGCAGTATTTCATCTTTTGAAGAGCAAGCAAAAGGGTCCAGTCAAGGTATAAAAACTAGCTGGGAAAATATACAACTTGCAATAACTAAAGGACTTCAGGACACCATCAGAAAGCCCGAAAAATTTATAACAACTCTAAAAAACTGAGATAACAACATGATCCAAGCACCACAGCTAAACCTAAAGCAGCGATAAAGCGGGTGGACAACCTTTAAGTCAAGCTTATCGTGTAATAAAAAAAGACGGTAAACCTTTCTTTAACATTTTTAAGCATTATTCAGGCTAATATTTTTCTTCTCTACCGCAAAAAAAATTTCTTCATCATACGGTATTGTACACCCAGGTATACTTAAACGTTGTCCATCTGCCGAAATTTCCATCCTAAAAGTTCTGTAAAACACAGGTTTTGGTTGAACATCTACTTCTCTTAGCCACCTTCTGGATTTTAGCACCGGTACACCATTTTTGTTTTTTTGAAGGCTCTCCCTGTCTGTTCCTGCTACTTCCAAAATCAAGTATTTTCCTGCAAATTCTGGACTATTTTCAACAAGATAGTCACCTAAACTAATCGCATCATACGGTATCCAAGTTTTTGGTTTAAGACTTTGGGTACTATTTGGGTTAACCACATAAACTATCGGTGCATTCTGGAAACCATATATCCACTCAGAATACGATATTAACGGTATTTTCGCAGCATCTCTGGCATTTTTTATGGTAGACTGAGTACTTAACCCCCACATTTGATTAAACAATTCCTGGCCTGAATTAGAAATCTGTGTTAGCACCCTAGCTACTACACGCGCCATATCCAGAATATACCAATTTTCTTCCATTTTATTAGAGTCCGACTCAGATTGCTCTTTGACAGCGTACATTATGGCAGCATGTCCACCTCTACCGGAATTAAACCGCACAAACATGTGTTTTATACCTTTTGACGTCAAATAATTAGACATATGCCCAGATACAACCTTACAGTCCCACTCTTTTTCAGGATTTTTTAGTGCACCGTTGTAAAGTTTCTCAGCCAATTCTAGCTCATTGTCAAAAGTACGAAGGCTTTTATCCTGAAAATATCTTTCATACTCTAAATCCACCTCATCAGGAACTTCTGTTTTAGTTTTATCGTTAATTGGCTGAAACATCTTTTGCAACGTTAAAATAGGGTTATGTATTTTCCAGTATTTTTGTGCCTCCTCAAAACAATAGTCAACTATTTCCTTCTGTTGCTGCGGTGTTGCGGGACTTTCACCTTCAGCAAATACTTGCTGAGTCCCTACTAGTGTTGGTACCGTGGAAATAAAAAGCGTACCCGACAAATATCTCAATGTTCTTTTTTTCATATACTTCTCCTTAAAAGCAAAAAATATATCAGGGATAAAACAGTTCTCTCACCGATAACACATTAAATAATATTACATATTGTCTATTCTGTAAATATATAAAAACATTTTAGTTAACAAACATAATGTGCAGCTCATTCGCAATTTTAAATCTAGTTAAAGGCACAGTTGATCATATAAAAAATAAATTAGCCATGAAAAAATTATACTCGAAAATTTAACAACAAACCTTTCAATACTTGACTCTAAAGAGGTGCGCACAAGCATAGAAGAAATAGACGGTCGAGACGGTGATATAATCACTGATTTAGGTTATGCTGCATATGACAAAACTTTTGATATAGGAATAACCGACAAGTCAGTGGTGGACCAAGTTATAGGCTTTTTAAACTCTGAAGGCACCGTGACTTTTTCAAATGAGCCGTCTATGGTTTACCAGTACAAAATTGTGAAACAAATAGATTTTGAGCGGCTGATTCGCTTTAAAACTGCCTCCGTTACTATGCACGTGCAACCTTTTAAAAAGTGCTTGACTGAAAAAGAGTTAACTTTTAATGGCGCAGAGCAAATAATTAGTTTTATAGATTATTACGCACAAAAAAAACGGTGTAACTGCGACTTGCGCTGACGGGGTTTTGTCTTTTGAGGGCACCTCCTCGCAAGAAACTACATTTTTTATACCCATAGAAGGTTTAAAGTTAGATGCTGGAAATTATCGCTTAGATGTTTATTCAAGCGGTATGACTGTGGGCTGTGAGTGTTCTTTGATAAATGATTCTTTGGCTTTTGGGTATTGCTTTGGTGAAAACCCTTTAAATCTTTTAGTAAATTCAACCGTTTCTACAACGGCCAATTACTCTACTTTTAAGCCTTTTAACTACATTTACGTAAATATACCAAGGGGTTTCGAAGCTGATTTTAGTCTTTATCTTAAATTGTCTGAAGTTAAGAAAAATGAAATATCAATAATAACGTGTACTCTTTGCCTAAAATGACTATCTATGGTGTTGGTGACATTAGTTTAGGCGTTAACGGGAAAGATGCTTTTTACATAACTTTAGGGCTTGAAGATTACATTACGATTGACACAACAAACCTCGAAGCTGTGAAAAACGGCGTTCTTAAAAACCGTCTAGTAACTGGTAAT